TTCTCTATAAAGTATTAAAGTTCCATCATTTATATCGATAGTTCCCCATAAACAACAGCTTTCAGAGGCATAACCATAGTCAATACCTTTAGTTCTTTCCCACGGTAAAGGTATTTCAAATGGTGGTATTACATGTACTGTAGGGTCAAATTCTACAAATGCAGCACCTTCAGCAACATCCCAATTACCTTCTAACAACTGCCTACGCTGTATTGGTGGTAATGAGTTTAACATTTGTTCATAAATACCATCCTCTGCTAAGTATGGATTATCTGCTAACTTAGCTGGAATAAATTTACGAGTTAATCCATCAGTACCTAAAAAACTTTTATTAGATTCATGTGGGTCTATGTATCTACGTTTTACCCATGTAGAGCCAACACCACCGGGGTTAGCAGTGCAGCGTAAATAAGTTTTAATTTCAGGGTCAGTTGTTCTTAGCCTAGATGCTAGATAGTTCCAACTAAACTCTGTGGGTAAGTGTGTAATTTCATCAAAGCCAATCCAAGAGTATGCTTGTCCTTGATAACGATAAACGTCTGCATCTCTTTCTAAAAAACCAAACTCTATCTTTGCACCACTTGGAAAGTTCCAAAGCTTTTCTACTTCTCTAAACTTAGCTCCGGGAAATGCTTGAGGGTATAACTCACGAGACTTGTCAATCATCTCTCGTAGTTCTGGCATAGACCTACGAAGTATTAAAGCACGGTGAGCTTTACGATGAGCATAACGTAGTGGGTCAACAATCATCGCATACGATTTACCACCACCGGCAGCACCACCATACAATACATCTTTTTCGTCTGCAGCTAAAAAATCTGTTTGTGGTCCTTCATTAGCATGAAATAGAATATTAGCATCTTCTAAATCTTTTTTAACTGTTGCAGGTAATTTATCTAGCTCATCAGTAGTAGCAACATTTTTTTCATCACCACTTAAATCTTGTAAAGTATCTTTTTGTTTTTTTAAAGACTTACGAGCATTGTTAAGTTTCTGCTCAATCTTTTTAATGTTCTTTTGTTTTCGAGAGATTGCTCGATGAGCTGCAAACTTTGCTTCATCTTTTAAAGCTGGTCTACCACTTTTTTTTCGAGGTGTGCCGTCTTTTTTTAAAACAAAGTTGCCTTCACTATCTTGTAAGTAAAGATGAGGATTCTCTTCCCAGTCTTTCAGTTCGTGTGCCATACTTTTTATCTATGTGTTTTTTTAATCCGGGAGTTGAAATCTTACGACCTGTTTCGTATTCTAACCAATCTACTGCAGTTTGTAAAGATACTTCTTCGTTGACAATCATATTCTCTACAGTTAGTAAAGCTTCTAGTTCAGTGTCAATAGGTTTTAAATGACCAGTAACTTCATCATACTCATAACCAAAAGGTATAGTAGATGTAGTTCTTTTAATATAGCCATCAGGCAACATGTTCATAACAACTATTATTTGAAATACGTTCTAAGGTTTTCCCAATAAGTTTGTAAGTGTGTTTTAACTTTTTCATAAGTATTCGGATTTTCAGTTTTCAAAATTATCCAACCTACAACTACACCTACAACAATTATAAAAATTAATCCATCCATTATTTTTTCTCCTGTTTAGATTTATTAAAAATTTTATCCCAGTTATCAGCAATTTGTTCATCACTAACCATTTGACCTCGTGCTTTATTACGAGCCATACGATTACGTTTAGCTGCTGATTTAACTTTAAAATGTCCTGCGTGTGGCATATTACTTCTGATTATGTGTTCTATGTTTTAGTTTAGTTTCCCAGTTTTCTATAGCTTTACGAATACTTTCTTCAGCTAAGACACTACAATGTAGTTTGATTGGTGGTAAATCTAAAGCTGCAGCAATATCTTTATCTTTGATAGCTTTAGCTTCAGCTATGGTTTTACCTTTTAGCATATCAACAAACATTGTACTTGAAGCAATCGCAGAGCCACAACCATAAGTTTTAAACTTAACATCTGTTATTATATCATTGTCAAGTTTTAATTGCAACTTCATTACATCTCCACAAGATGGAGCACCAGTCATACCAGTAGCAACATTCGGGTCATTAGGGTCAAATCGACCAACAGCGTGTTTCTGTGGATTATTTAACACGCTTTCAAATCTATCAACCACTTCTTGTGAGTATGCCATTTAATCTTCAGATAGTATGTTGTTTATAAGTTGTATTTCTTTTTCTGTTAATTTTACCATTTTACTTTGTCAGCCCAATATGCTGCTGACATCTTACCTTTTTTAATATTTTTTGCATGACGAGCTTTGAAAGACTTACGTTTAGCTTTCATCTTTGCAGACTCACCGGCTTTTGGTTTACCTGCTGTCTTAGCACCCTTCTGTCCAAACCTAATTGTTTTTATTTTATCACCTTCTTTAGCAACAACTATGTGTGATTTCTTAGGATGGTTAGGAGTTCTTTTAGGTTTATTATAACCAGATACTCCAGCTTTTTTAAGTCTTGGGTCTTTCTTACTCATTTTACTTTCCTGTACTTTCGTACTTTCTTAGCAACCTTCTTAGGTTGTTTAGAATGCTGTTTACCTTTTTTAGTATCTTCTCGTTTTTTTCTCGAAGTTGCAGCATATTCTGCAGCACTAAGACTTTTAATAGCTTTTTCTGGTAGATAACGTTCTCCAGTTTCTGAAGACTTCTTACCAGACTTAGTTCGCCATTTTTGTTTTGTCCAAGCTCTAAGACTTCTTTGTGACTTTTTTAGTGCCATAGTTTTAATTATTACTTTGTAGCTGTTGTTGCCTAATTAGTTCTTTAAGTTCAACAAAGTTTACTTCTTGTGTTTGTTGAGGGCGACTCATTATTTATAACCACCACCAGCAGCTTTATATTGTTTAGCTAACATCTGAGCTTTTCTAGCACTCCACTGTCCGGGTTTACCACCTTTACTACCAGCTTTGATTTTATTAAACAATCTTTTACGCATGGTAGGCTTAGTATAATTACCAGCTTTATTTACTGTGCTTTTCTTTTTCTTGGTTGTCGTTTTCTTCGGCATAATAAATACTCACATTTAAATAGTTTACAACATAATAACTGATAAAGAACCCAGTAACAAAGGCAACAAAAAATTCAATCAATGCAATACCTTTTCTTCGTTATAACCTTCAGGCTCTAAGTAGTGCATTAAACCGTCTTCAGTTACGATTTCAACAAACTCGCCTAACAACGTTAGACCATTTGCTTCGGCAGCTTCTTCAGCCTCTTGTAAAGTTTCTGCAACTATATTAGGTCCAGCAAACTTTTTACCATGCTGTTCCATCTCAGTCAGATATATCTTCATAGTCATCACTCTCGATTATTACATTTTCTTTTTGAGGTAGTATAAAGATACCACCTTGTACATTGTGGTCAACCTGCACCCTGTCAGTCTTACTAACGCCTACTCTGTCTAGAATAGTTTGGGCTGCAGCAAGTTTTTGACTGGCTTGTGGTACAGGTCTATCAGAATCAATCATCTCGATTAACTTAAAAGCAGCCTTTGGTGCAGACTTGGCAAGTACATCCGAGGCTAAATCAACTACTTCATTTTTAAGTGATTTGATAACTTGATAGTGATTGCCTGAGTATCCTGCTAGTTCTGCAGCCTTTTTAAAGTCACCTTTAGTTTCGACTAGATTGTCTAAAAAACTTTGTTGTTTCTCAGTTAAATTCTTCTTACGAGTTTCTGATAAGTATGTCATACTATAATATTATAGAGACACTTTACAACTTTGTCAAGTTATTTTAAAATAAACACAAAAGGTCTTGACAAACGCTGAAAAAAAGTGTACAATATACTTGTATGCCACCCCGGTGCATATATATGAAATAACATATCCCTATAGAGCTTTTAAAACCTTGTACAACGTACAGGGTTTTTTATTATATAAATAGTATCAGAAAATATATAGAGCTTTATAAAGTTTAGGGCAACTGGTTAATACCTAAACTAGGTTAAAATGTATGAGTTTTATATATACGGGGGGTACGCCCTACGTGCATCCTGCCCAGCCCTTATAACCAAACTTATCAAACTTTCCAAACTTTATAACCTTTTGGAATAAGCATTTTTTTATAAAACTTTATAAAGTTATCCACAGGCATTTATAAAATGTTGATAACTTGTGGATATCTTTTTAAAACTTTTCAAGCTTTGCAAAGTTTAAATAATCTGGTTTATGAAATTCAGAAGACCTTATAAAGTTTATGAAGTTTACTCTTTAAACTTTACAACGGGCTATTTCTAACTTTCCAAGCTTTGAAAGCGTTTAAACTGCCTAAGCTAAATACAGCCATTCTAAGAGCCGATTTTTTTTCTTAAGGTTTACATCAAAAAAAACTTTTTTAGGCTTTCTGAAGCTTATTACTTTTAGTTATAAAGACTATGTTTTTTATTACGTATGATTTTTCTTATAACTACAAGTTATTTTGTTATAACCAAAAAAATCTTCATACTGGTATCAGGCGTTGGGGAAACTCAACAATTTTAACACTGCACCAAAATGGTGCATACAAAAAGAAGGGCGTATGATTACACAATTTGAAAATACTAAGCTTTGGATTGACCAGAAACAATTTGAAGTGACAAGAATGAAAGGACATTCTGGAACTGCTTACTATCTTTACATGAACATTGAGACGGGGGAATTTGGCAGGTTGAAATCAAGGAGCATAGACAACCATATTGAAAGAGTCATCGTAAATAATGACATGTCTCAAAAATGGGTTAGACGTGAAAACAACATCGGACAAGCCATAAACGGCAAAGGTACAGTTGTCAAAGCTGAAAGACAAAATCAAGTCAAGGCAAAGTTTAAACGCTCTTTAGTGCTTGACCATGGTGGAAACTTAGTTAGGAACGGGGGTTAAGGATGAGAAAGGAAACAGATAAAACTTTGAGAATAAGAGCCGTAAAAATAAATATACAATTTTTGATTGACGACTTAGAAAACTTAAAGCCAAGAATTGAAAAAGCTTTTACGGAGTGGACTGAAGACAGAACTTTAAAAAATCTTACAAAGTATCAAAGTAAAGTTAACACTGCTTTGAGAATTGGGGGAGAATTAGAAGTTTTAGAAAAAGAATTAAAATTATTAAGGGGGTAATAAGCATATAACAAAAAGTTTGGTTTTGAGATTTTCCATAAAAAAGTCTATATATTGAAACAATAACTTAACAAGGAGCATTATGCAAAATTTAATAATGAATAAACTTTTCAACGGTACACGTGAAGAGTATTTACAAAAGGCAAAAGACGAACTCAACGAGAGAGTGTTTAAACAAGCTGGTTATGAAATTCCAGAAGTCAAAATATCTTGCTCATGGGCATTGGGTACGGCTGCCAAAAACAAGAAAACTCTAGGGCAATGTGCACCGAGAGAATGGAGCAAGGCAAATATAAATGAAATTTTTATTGTGCCGACAGTTGACGATAGCGAGTCAGTCATTGACACTTTAGCCCATGAACTAGTCCATGCTGTAGATGACAATAAGAGTGGACACGGAGCAGGGTTTAGAAAAATCTGTATGGCAGTCGGTTTAAACGGCAATAGTCAGATGCGTTATGCTTGTGCAGGAGATGAGTTAAAGCAGACCATAAAAGAGATTGTTTCAGATATTGGACTGTATCCCCATAATGAACTTAACATACATCAACGTAAGAAACAGACAACCAGAATGTTAAAAGTATCTTGTACGGAGTGCAACTTTTCATACCGAACAAGCAGAAAAAATATAGGCATGATGGCTAACACTATTTGCAATGGTTGTGGGAGTGACAGTTTAGAAATAGATTGTTAAGTTAAAAGGTTTAGCCCTGTCACCTATAAAAGTACAGGGCGTTTAAACGGAGTATAAATTATGACACAATTAATAAGAAATTTTGAATACCAAAAAGAAAAAGCAAGAAAAATCAAAAAGAGAGTTGACCGACTTCAAGACTCTATAAAAGAACTTGAAAAGGTTTACGAACTAGCACAAGAACATGACCACATTACTTTTCCTAATCATGCTGAAAGTTTTAACAATGAACTTTATGACTTAGCTTATGAGTTGCACAACATGGAGATTGTAATTGAAGGAAAACTAGAAATCGAATAACGTTTAAACGGAGTATAAATTATGACAATAAAAATATATGTAGCTTCTTTGGAAGCATATAATCAGGGTAGAATGGTTGGCGATTGGGTAACGCCTAAAGATTATCTAAGCTTTGAAAAGTTTAATGATGCTATTCAAGTTGCTACTGAATACGCTGACGAAGTAGCAGTACATGACTATGACGGCATTAATATGAGCAATGAGTATCCAGACTTTGAAGAGTTTTATTATTTTTGCCATGCTTTAGAAGATAGTTGGGTAGATGATGAAGTTATCCTAGCTTACGCAGAATATACTGGCGAAGAATTAGATAATGAATTAATAGCTAATGCAGAAAATAATTATGTAGGTACTTTCAATAGTTTCCAAGAGTATGCAGACGAGTACGCAGATGAAATCTTATTAAGTAATACAGACGATTTTATCAAAGGTTATTTTGATTACGAAAGCCATGCCAGAGATTTAGAATATGATTACATGGTATGTGATGTATCAGATTATAACGTAGCAGTTTTTAGTAATTGTTAAGACTGTTTAAACGGAGTAAAAATTATGAAAGATACAATATATAAAATTGATGTATGGGTAAATGATAACTTTTTTAAATATCATTTGTATACTAAAACGCCATTGATAATCTTAGTAAGTTTATTAATATATTTTAATTAAATAAAACGGAGTATAAAATTATGAGAGATTGGATAGTACAAAACAAAGATTTTATTTTAGTTATGTCGGTAGCTACACCAGTACCGATATTTTTTATAATAGCTATGCATATAGCAGGAGTATAGATTATGAGGATAGCAGTATTAGCTGACTTTCCAAGGGAAAGAAAAAGAAAACATTTAGAAAAATGTCGTGAGCAATATAACTCTAAAGAGTGGGAAGACTATTTTGTTCAAGATATTTTTAGACTACCTAAAGATAAAATAGCAAAAGAAATTTCACGAATGAAAGAGGAAATAAATTTTAAGTACGAAAACAGAATTGAGTATTTAAGATATTGGAATAAACCACAAGGAACTTTAGATTATTTAGTTGCTGTAGATACATGGACAACGACAGATATAATAAGAGTTTTTTGGAGAGAGATAGAAAAGCCAGAACGACTTTCTGAAATTGCAAGTGAGTCGCCATACGCATAGCGTTTAAACGGAGTA